GATCCGGTACTTCTAAAAAGTACCGCGTTTGGGTACCCCAACGCGGTAAGTAGGGTATCCAAACCCCCTCGTTTGCCCAGCAGGCTCCCTGCTTTGGGGAGGCTGAGGCCTCGCGACATTTAGCGAGATTTTCCATGATGAGCGCACTTCTTAAACGAAAGCGCACACATGGAAAACACCGCACAAAACTTTGACCAGAACTATGTCGCCGCAGCAGTCAGGGCTGCTGGTGTCCGGGCTTCTTCGCTCAAAAAATCCTTTCGCTTGTCCGACAGCGAATTCGATGACGTCAATCAGGAAATTTTGCTAGGGCTGCTTGAAAGAGCGCCCAAGTTTGACCCTGTCAAATCATCGGCAAATACCTTTACAGGTGCGGTCTCTCAGCACCTTGCTGCTGACATCGCTGGCAAGCTTACCCATGACCGCAAGTCGTTGGAGTTTCTTCCGCCACAGGCTGAAGCTGCCAATGACTCCCAGTTTCAACCAGGCATTGAGGCCCTGTGGGAGGGCTGTTCGCAAACATGGGGTAACGATCAGGACCTATTTGCGGACAGTGACACATTGCACGACCTGAATGCAGCAATTGCATTTATGACTCCTGAGCAGGGGCGTCTGCTTGATCTGTTAGCTACTCATCAAGATACAGCCAGCGCGTGCAAAGCGTCTGGTGTTTCAACGGCTACGTTTTACCGCCGCGTCAAAGAGCTGCAAATGCACCTTCGGATGTTTGGCATGAAGGCGGCAGCATGAGTGAGCTGAGAAAAATAGACAGGCCACTCCGTATGAATGAACGTGACCAACAAATTTCATCGGAGAACGCTTTGCCGCTAAACATCAAATTGAGTGAATTCCAGGGATTACCGCGCTTTCAAAGCTACGGGGACTCCGAGCGCGAATCAAGGCCTTTTTACACCCCTTGTGTGGATGTCACCGAAGCCATTTTGTGCGACTGGGTTGCCAGTGCACAGGTCGGGCACTGCATCCAGTATCACGAGGGCCTGCTGCTGCGTGACCGCTCAGAGATCAGCAGTGACCTGTCCACCAAAGACCGAGCCCGGATTCACTCCGTTGCCCGTCGTGCCTGGATCGCATGCGAACTTGGTCTGGTGCACCTGTTTAGCCAAAAGGTGGACGACGACCACTACCGCTACATGGCCATGCGCTCCAGCTCCCCTCTGAAGCCACCCGAAATCCGTACCCAGCTGCGCATCGCGCAGATGGCTCCCAGTAACCGCAAGCACCACTGAAAGAAAGAGAACCCATGACTGCCGAACCCGACGTGCTGGATGAAATAGGCCAGCTTTACATGAATGAGCTCGACAAGCTCCCGCTGCCAGACCTTGACCGGATGATCAAGCAGGTCACTGCTGCCAAAGACACTGCCGCTTTGTACCTCAACGCATTGCAGTCCACCTTGCACAGTCGCTTGGGTGGTCATGCCCAACAGCTTCGCCAAGAGGCTGGCAAGTCCACCGGCACTGTGCGCTTTGAGGTCGATGGCTACATGGTCGTCGCCGATTTGCCTAAGCGCCCAGAGTACGACCAGGTCAAACTCAAAGAAGCCGTGGAAGCCTTGCGTAAATGGGGTGAAGACCCAGAAAACTACGTCGGTATCGAAATCAAAGTCGCCGAGTCCAAGTACACCGCCTGGCCACCCGGCATCCGCGATCTGTTCGAACCTGCACGTACGCTCAAAACAGGTAAGCCCAGCTACAAGCTCGAGCAGATCAAGACCGGAGAAATCCCCGACGCTGCCAACGACAGTCACTTTGGTGGGGGTGTGTGATGGCCATTTCACTTGCACAACTCACCCGCGCCAATACGCCCAAGCCACCCCGCATCCTGATTCACGGTGTTGCTGGCGTTGGTAAAACGACCTTCGCCGCAGAAGCCAATAACCCGGTGTTCGTCCAAACGGAAGATGGCCTGGGAACAATTCCGGCAGCCAACTTCCCGCTGGCCCGCACGTTTGAAGAAGTCCTCGAGTCACTGGCTTCGCTTTACACCGAAGACCATGACTTCAAAACCGTGGTCATTGACAGCGTCGATTGGCTTGAGCCCCTGGTCTGGGGAAAAGCCTGCCGCGACAACGGATGGGGCTCCATAGAAGATGCCGGTTACGGCAAAGGGTACGTCGCCGCATTGACTCTGTGGCGTCAGTACATCGATGGGCTGAACGCGCTGCGTGACGACCGTGGCATGACCGTGGTGCAAATCGCGCACACCGACATCAAGCGTTTTGACTCGCCTGAGCACGACCCCTACGACCGGTACGTCATCAAGTTGCACACCCGCGCAGCGGCGCTGATGCAAGAGCACTCCGACATCGTGCTGTTTGCCAACTACCGCATCTCCACCGTGAAGGCCGATGTCGGCTTCAACAAAAAAGTAAACCGCGCCATGGGCTCGGGCGAGCGGGTGATTCACACCGCCGAGCGCCCAGCCTTTTTGGCCAAGAACCGCTATGGCCTTCCTGAGACCCTGCCACTGGACTGGCAGTCCTTTGCCCAGGCCATGCCCGATGTGATCAAGCCCATGTTGATCGCCAACCCAGTCACCCCCACCAACCCCACCACCTGAAATTGAAATAGGAGAAAACACCATGGCTTCATTCGGACAAACTTTCGACGCATCCTCAGTTGAACCCAGCAGCGGCTACGAAGTCCTGCCACCCGGTAAATACCTCGCCCAAATTGTTGCAAGCGAAATGCGTGCAACCAAAGACGGCATGGGCCAGTACCTCTACCTTGAGGTGGATGTCATTGAGGGGCAGTACGCAGGCCGCAAGCTCTTTGATCGCCTGAACCTCATCAATGCCAATGCAGATGCTGTGCAAATCGCACAGCGCACGCTGTCATCTATCTGCCGTGCCGTTGGCAAGTTGCAGGTCAGCAATTCGGAGCAGTTGCACCTCATTCCATTGATTGCTGATGTGCGTGTGCGCCCCCCGAAGGGCATGTACGGCGAGAGCAACTCGGTCCGCTACCTGCCTCGCAGCGGTCAGGCTGCAAACGCCCCCACATTCAGCACTGGTCCAGCCAACCCGCCAGCGCGTCCTGCCGTTGCTACAGCAACGCCTGCTGCCAACGGACTGCCCTGGAAGCGCCAAGCCTGAGGTCCCACTGCATGCACGAACACTTCACATTGCATCAACACGCGCTTGAGCCGGTTCACCTGCCGGACTCTGCGCAGGGCTGTCGCGAGCGAATGGCGGCGCTGCAAGGCGAGATTGCTTCCATTCGTATTCAGATCGCAACAACTGACATCCGGCGGCAAACGGAGAAGAAGACGCTTGATGCTGCCTGGTTCCACCGCGCCAAAACCGCGCTGCGTTTAAAGCAGCAGGAGCTGGCGCAGGTGACTGTGCATCTTGCGACCTTTGATAAGCGCGCTGCGCCCAAGCACCGTGATGCCTTCAAAGACACCTTGATTGAAGTGGTCCGTGAAAACTGCAATGACCAAGAGTGGGCGGGCTTGGTGCAGCGTGCGCGTGACTTGCATGCGAGCCAAGGGGGACACCATGGCTGACCTGCCCGCCATCACAAGCCTTACCCGCGAGGCCATTTTCTCTGGCTATGAAGCAGATGCCAGTGATGGGTTTCGCAGCCACCTTGGCGCGTCCCTGATCGGCAAGGAATGCGAGCGAGCGCTTTGGTACGACTTTCGCTGGGTCACGCGCAGCAAGCACCCAGGCCGACTTCTTCGCTTGTTTGAAACCGGTCAATTGGAGGAGGCGCGCCTGGTGCTGAACCTGCGGCGCACCGGTGCGACTGTGCTCGAAGTCGATCCAGAGACTGGACGCCAGTTTCGTGTGCAAGCCCATGGCGGCCACTTTGGAGGTTCGCTCGATGGCGTTGCCATCAATTTGCTTGAAGCACCTAAAGCCTGGCACGTGCTGGAGTTCAAGACGCACTCCAACAAGAGCTTTGGCGATCTGGTGGCCAAGAAGGTACGCGAGTCCAAACCGCAGCACTTTGCCCAGATGCAAATCTACATGCACCTGATGGGCATTTCCCGAGCGATGTACTTGGCTGTGAACAAGGACACCGATGACCTGTATGTCGAACGCGTGGAGGCAGATGTCACTTATGCGGAACTTCTTCTGGAAAAAGCCCGGCGAATCATCTTTGCCCAAACCCCACTGCCACGCATCAGCGAGGACCCCAGTTGGTATCAGTGCCGCATGTGTGATCACGCACCGGTTTGCCATGCAAGCGGTAACAGCGTGTTGGCACCTGCGATCAATTGCCGTACTTGCCTGCACTCAACACCCGTGGATGGCGGTTGGCATTGCGACCGGCATCAAAAACGTCTGACCGACGTTGATCAGCGTACGGGCTGTGAGCAACACCTGTACCTGCCGCCACTTGTTCCTGCATTGCAAGTCGATGCGGGTGACGACTGGGTTGACTACGAATTTACCAATGGAGTTCGCTGGCGCGATGCCGGTTTGAACAAGCACGCCGCCAACTGAATCCCCAACCGCAAACCTAAACGCAATTGAAAAAGGAGTCCCGTCATGAGCTTTTCCCTCCGCCCCTACCAAAGTGCTGCCATCCAAGGCATCTACAACTATTTCCAAGATGAGAGCGGTAACCCGCTGGTGGTGATTCCCACCGCTGGTGGCAAGTCCCTTGTTATGGCCACCTTTGTTGAAGGCGTACTGAAAGCCTTTCCAGATCAGCGCATCCTGATCGTGACTCATGTGCGTGAGCTGATTGAGCAGAACTTTGCCGAACTCAAAAAGCTTTGGCCGCAAGCCCCGGCAGGGATTTATTCAGCTGGACTTAAGAAGCGAGAGATTCGTGCGCAGATTTTGTTTGCTGGCATCCAGTCCATTCACAAGCGTGTGTATGACGTTCAGCAGTGCGACCTGGTGTTGATTGATGAAGCGCATTTGATCCCGCGTTCCTCAAACACGATGTACCGCAAGTTTCTTGATGGCTTGAAGCGCATTAACCCCATGCTCAAGGTGATTGGCCTGACGGCCACGCCATACCGCCTGGACTCTGGGTTGCTGCATGAAGGTAGTGAGGCCATCTTCACTGACATCGCCTACGAGGTTTCGGTGCGTGAGTTGATTGATGACCACTACCTTTCGCCACTGATCTCCAAACGCATGGCAACGCAAATTGACCTCACTGGTGTGGGTACGCGCGGCGGTGAGTTCATCCCGAAGGATTTGGAAGCGGCCATTGACCAGGATGCGATCACACAAAGCGCAGTCAATGAAATCTTCTCGTACTCAACAAACCGCAAAAGCTGGCTGATCTTCTGTGCTGGCGTGGACCATGCGTACCACGTGCGTGATGCGGTGCGCAGCAGAGGAGTTACCTGCGAGACGATTGTGGGCGATACGCCCAGCGCACAGCGCGAGGCCATCATCAATGACTTTAAGGCCGGACGAATTCAGTGCCTGACCAATGCCAATGTGCTGACGACAGGCTTTAACGCTCCTGCGGTAGACCTGATTGCCATGCTGCGTCCGACCAAGTCGGCGGGCTTGTATGTGCAGATCGTGGGTCGTGGCTGCCGCCTTGCACCTGGTAAGACCGACTGCTTGGTGCTCGACTTCGCCGGGAACATTGCGCGACACGGTCCCATTGACGCCATCAAGCCCAAGACACCCAAAGCGGGTGAAGACGGCGATGCGCCCACCAAAGCCTGCCCTGAGTGCGACAGCATCGTGCACGCGGCGGTACGTCAGTGCCCCGACTGTGGCCACATGTTCCCGGAGCCACAAATCAAGATTGACGCCAAAGCCAGCACTTTGGACATCCTCTCTGGCGGTCCACCCGAGTGGGTGCCCGTGACACGGGTCAGCTATGCCCGGCACGACAAGACTGGCAAGCCGCCGTCACTTCGAGTCGATTACTGGAGTGGACTGAGTTCCCACAGTGAATGGGTTTGCATTGAGCACCAGGGCTATGCGCGGCAAAAGGCTGCCAGTTGGTGGGCCAACCGCGCACCTGGCTTGCCACTTCCGCGTGGTGTTGATGAAGCTCTGGCTGTATCGCAGCGGCTCAAGTGCCCCTCGCAGATCGCCGTGCGCCCAAGTGGGCGTTACACAGAAATCGTTGGCGCGCGCTTTTGATGTCGGGCGCATAAATGATGTGCGCCATTTGCAGGCGCGATGCCCGAGGGTATGGGTTCGCGCCTTGTTTGATCCGTATCGATGCGCCAAGCGTGAAGTTGTGTTCCAGGCGCTGTCAAAACATTGCAGCAAGGCTAAAGGGAATGATTGATCCAAACCAACATGAAACCAATGCTCTGGCGGCGGCCTGCCAGACAGGGGGCGAGTACGTCGAGTCACTTGCCAAAACAGACTTGGCCACCTTCACCGCAGTGGAGTGGTCAACCTTGATTGATGTGGTCGTGACCGCCTTTCAAGACTCACTTCGCACTGCCTATGCAGATGACCCACCATTTTGAAGGAACGCATGAATCCAAATAATTACATGGCCCATCTTGGGGCCACGCTCATAGATCGCGGCTATGCCATTTTGCCGATCCAACCCAGCACTAAGAAGCCGGGCATGTTTCGCCTGGGTGCCTGGCAAGACTATCCCAAGTGGAGCCGCCACTGTGAGCGCGACACGACAGAAAACGAAGTCGACATCTGGGGCGACTGGCCTGAGGCTGGTATTGGTATTGCCGCAGGCAAGGTGATTGGTATCGACATTGATGTGCTGCAGTCCAAAGATATCGCTGTTCAGATTGAGGGCTTGGCCAAGCGACTGCTGGGCGACACACCTGCAGTTCGTATCGGCAACGCCCCCAAGCGATTGCTGGTGTACCGTGCGGCCCAGCCTTTCAGTGGCTTTAAGTTCCCGCCCATTGAGGTCTTGGGTGTGGGGCAGCAGTTCATCGCCTATGGCATTCACCCGGATACCGGCAAGCCCTACGAGTGGCCCGTGCAAACCTTGGCCGACCTGAAAATCGAAGAACTGCCTGTCATCACCGAGGAACAGGCTCGAGAGTTTGCGCGCCAGGCGTACGAGATGGTCCCCGAATCTATGCGCCCCAAAAGTCTGGCTGTAGGTTTGAAGTCTCCAGAGGCGTTCGCCAATCTGCCCGAGCAACGCGGCACGTTCGAGGCAGTGCAGGACGCGCTTCAGTACATCCCCAACCAGGATCTGGACTACGACAGCTGGGTGCGCATTGGCATGGCCATCAAAGGTGCGCTTGCCGAGCAGGGGTGGCCGCTCTTTGAGTCCTGGTCTGCGTCGTCCAGTAAAAACGATGCCAAGACAACCGCTAAAAGTTGGGGGAGCTTTTCGCCTCAGCGCATTGGGGCGGGAACCATCTACAAGCTGGCGCTGGACAACGGCTGGATTCCGGATGCTGATCTACAGCTCAATGGTGAGATTGTGATGAACGGACACCACCCGGCCAAGGAGATGTTGCAAACGCTCCAAACAACAAACCCCATCACGATTGATGTGTCAGGTGCACCGCCCGTGCTGCCACCACCCAAACCACTGCCGACGGGCTGGGACCAAGTGGGCGGCGTGATTGCCGACATGATGGCGCTCATGGCAACGACGGCCAAGCGTCCACAACCCGTGCTGGCGCTCGGAGCGAGTTTGTGTGCAATCGGCGCGCTGATGGGGCGCAAGTACCGCACCGAGAGCAACACGCGCTCGAACCTTTATGTCGTAGGTATCGCTGAGAGCGGCGCAGGCAAGAACCACAGCCGCGTCGTGATCAATGAGCTGTTCCGTAAGGCCGGGTTGCTGCAATACCTGGGTGGCAACAAGATCGCATCGGGCTCGGGTCTTTTGACGGCCATCCAGCGTCAACCCGCCATTCTTTTTCAGCTAGATGAGTTCGGTATGTTTTTGTCGGCAGCCGCTGACCGTAAACGCTCTCCGCGCTACGTGTGTGAAATCCTGGACCTGATGACCGAGCTGTACACCACATCAGGCACGACTTACTTTGGCATTGAGTACGCAAGCAACCAACTCAACAACGCGCACCGTGCCATTCACCAGCCCTGCGCTTGCATCTACGGCACCACCACACCCTTGCACTTTTGGCAGGCGCTACAGGCGTCTAATGTGGCCGACGGTTCATTGGCGCGCTTTCTGATTCTGGAGAGCGAGGACGATTTCCCCAATAGCAATGAACTCTTTGGCACGATTGATCCCCCGCAAGACCTCATCGACCGACTGCTGCTGATCCACCAGGGAGGTGGTCAGTTGAACGGCAACCTCACGGATGTGGGCGCGATTGATGAAGTGCTGGTGGATCCGCGTGTCGTCCCGATGACCGCGCAAGCGCGTGACGCGTTTCGCTTGCTTGACCACGAGTTGTTGACAAAGCTTCGCTTGTCCCGAGGCACCGGTTTTTCATCGATCTTGGCGCGCATTGAAGAGAACGCAACCAAATTGGCTCTCATTCGCGCTGTGTCGCGCGACGCGGTGACACCGCAGATCGAGGACCACGATGCGCACTGGGGAATTGCGCTCTCGCGCCACTGTGCCGAGCTGACTATTCGAGAAGCAAGCGCACGCGTTTCAGAAAACCAAGTTGAGTCCAACCACAAGCGCGCTTTGCAAATCCTGCGCGATGGCGATGCCGCTGGTATGTCAAAGAGCGAGTTCACGCGGCGCACCCAGTTCATGGACCACCGCCAGCGAGATGGCGTGCTACGTACCTTAACGGACGCCCACCTGGTTGAGGTGTTCGCCATGCCAACGGGCGGCAGACCTAGCCAGTGGATCAAGCTGGCGGGAAATGATGTCCCAACTGATCAGTGAACGGTCTATGAGGACTTCTTTCAATTACGACCTTCTTTCAAAGGGGGTGCCTCTATATACAAATAAATACAGGGGTACCTATACGCATCCAAAAATCCTCGCGCGCGCGAAACGCCTGCCCTGGAGGTGGTCAGAGAGAGACATAGGTATATAAATTGAAAGAAGAAGTATTGAAATAAGTACCCCACCAGACCCGGACTCCACCTTTGAAAGATGAAGTATTGAAATAAGCCCCGTCATCTGTTGACGACTTTTTGCAAGCCCTGATAACCGCATCCGATTGAACAAATCGGAAATGACAGACATGAGGGAGCCGCACCCGCCCTGACACGGCTTTGGTGCCAGTGCTCCTCCAGGTCGCACAAGAAAACTTGTACGAACCCTTGGAGGAAATCCCTGATGAATAACAAACCAACCCCACGCCTCGTCATCCTGGCTCTTGACCTGGGTACGACCACCGGCTGGGCGCTGCGCTCGGCAAACGGTCCTGTGGCGCATGGCTTCGTGAGCTTCAAGTCCCAGCGCTTTGAGGGCGGTGGCATGCGCTATCTGCGCTTTGGACGTTGGCTCGATGAGATGCTCGCCTTGAGTGGCTCAGAGAGTGACGCACCAACCGATTCAGCGGTCATTGGAGCCGTTTACTTTGAAGAGGTGCGTCGTCACCTTGGCGTAGATGCTGCGCACGTTTACGGCGGCTTGCTGGCCACGCTGACCGCATGGTGTGAGCGTCACCAGATACCGTACCAAGGTGTGCCTGTGGGCACCATCAAACGCCATGCCACTGGCAAGGGCAACGCGGGCAAGGCCGAGGTGATTGCGGCCATGAAAGCGCTGGGCCACCCGGTCACCGACGACAACGAGGCGGATGCTCTTGCGCTCTTGCACTGGGCGCTGGCGCAGGGTACGGATCCCGCCTTGAGCAAGGAGGTGCGCCATGGCTAAAAAGCAAGTTGCACAGCCATTGACCCATGGCACTTTGGTAAGTCTGCCCGGCGGTCGGGTTGGTGAGTGGATCAGTGAGGCGGAGGAAGGCACCAGCTTTCGCACCGAGCATTTCCGTACTGTCGACTCGCTCGGCCTTTTGATGCGCAACGGCGCGATCACGGCGCAGATGCACGATGCGGGTCAGGACTTCTCTCGCACATTTGTTTTTGCTCAGCTAAGTTCAGCGGGCTCACCACCGCTTGATCGCATACCTGGTGGTCATTGGCAGGACACGATGACTGAGCGCTGTGCCTGGGCTAGAAAGCGGTTGGGTGAGGCGCTCGATGCGGTGGGCGGTATCAGCAGCCCCGGTGGTTGCGCTGTCTGGCACGTGGCCGGTTTGGGACAAAGCGTGAAGGAGTGGTCTGCCCAAGAAGGGTGGAACGGACGATCACTCAATCAATATGAAGCCAAGGGTATTTTGGTTGGCGCTTTGGGGGTGTTGGCGGTGCATTATGGGTACTCGCGATAAATCATCAAATAACCTATTGACGCGGTATATATCGAAGAGGTAGCATTCTGCTAATCACTCAAATTACGCCCACACGGTTCGCGCCTTGTGGGCGTTTTTTTTGGGTCTTCACCTCTCACATCTATCGCGCTTGCAAGTACCCGCTACCGGTTGACTTACACGCTGCGCTCCAACCCGAAAGCTTGCCAATGACACCCGAGATCCGAATGGTCCCGGTGGATTCGCTCATCCCGTATGCGCGAAACGCCCGCACCCACAGCGAAGACCAGGTGGCACAAATTGCCGCATCCATCTCCGAGTTTGGTTTTACCAATCCCATCCTGACAGACGGCGAAAAAGGAGTGATCGCAGGGCATGGCCGCTTGGCTGCTGCGCGCAAACTTGCACTGACACAAGTGCCCGTGATTGAGCTGGGCCACCTCACTGCAATTCAAAAGAAAGCCTACATCCTGGCCGACAACCGCATCGCTGCAAACGCTGGCTGGGACGAAGAGTTGCTCAAGCTTGAGATTGCCGAACTCGATGAGGCTGACTTCAATCTGGAGTTGATGGGCTTTGGTGACGAAGAACTCGAGCGTTTGCTCAATGGCGACGGCGACACCACGGGTCTGACCGAGGACGATGCAGTTCCCGAATTGCCAGCCGAACCTGTTTCCAAAACAGGTGATGTGTGGGTCTTGGGTCAGCACCGTTTGCTGTGTGGTGACTCCACAGTGCTCTCAGATGTCGAGCGCCTCATGAACGGTCAACTCGCCGACATGGCGTTCACTGATCCACCCTACAACGTGGACTACGGCAACAACGCCAAAGACAAGATGCGCGGCAAGGACCGCCGCATCATGAACGATGCGCTCGGTGACGGGTTCTACAAGTTCCTTTATGACGCCTGTGTCAACTTGTTGGTAGTCACCAAAGGTGCCTGCTACGTGTGCATGAGCTCATCCGAGTTGCACACACTGCAAAAAGCCTGGCTTGATGCGGGTGGAAAGTGGTCGACATTTGTGATCTGGGCCAAGAACACTTTCACGCTCGGTCGCGCCGACTACCAGCGCCAGTACGAGCCCATCCTCTACGGATGGAAGGACGGGGCTAAACACTTCTGGTGCGGCGACCGCGACCAGTCAGACATTTGGAATTACAACAAGCCTCGCGTGAACGACCTGCACCCGACGATGAAACCGGTGGAGTTGGTAGAGCGTGCCATTAAGAACTCATCGAAGACGCGTGACATCGTGATCGACTTGTTTGGCGGCTCTGGCACCACGCTTATTGCCTGCGAAAAAACCAATCGACAGGCACGACTCATGGAGATGGATCCCAAGTATGTGGACGTGATCGTCAAGCGCTGGGAGGACTTCACAGGACAGAAAGCCACCCGTGAATCGGATGGCTCTGCGTTTTCGGATCTTGCGCCGCAAGGTCAGTCTGTTTTGGATGTTGTGGGGAGCGAGCTGGAGGGTGAGACTCTGTAGACCCGCTCACCACCGCTCTCCTTGACGGAGTCGATGGTCAGGCCCAGTTTCTTTTTCAAAGTCCCGGCCATGCATCCGCGCACCGTGTGCGCTTGCCAGCCTGTGGCCTCCACCATTTGCGGAAGGGTTGCACCTTCTGGGCGCTTCATCAAATCGATGAGCACCGACTGCTTACTACCTTCGCGTTTGGATTTGACCGGTGGCTCAATGCCAATGGCCTTCAACCCTGCGGTGGTGAGGGCAAAGCGGGTTGAACCCGCAGCGCCTTTGCTGTGTGGGCGGATCAGACCTTCATTGCCAAGGCTGGTCAGAACCTTGATCAACGCACCACCTTTGAGGTTGGGCGGAAAGTCGGTCAGCACAAGCTGAGGATGGCTGGCTGCAGCGTTGAGAAGCAAGGTTTGGCTGGGTGTGAGTTTCATGTTGATCTCCGGCATCAGTTTGGTTGAGTTGTTTGTTTGGATTGCTGGCCAGCCGTGAATGCGGCTTGCAGGGCTTCTTTGAGGCCCCAGACGCTGACTTCATGAAAGTCCAGTCGGTCGCTGTTGCGTGTTGCCAGCGTGTCGATGTGCAGATGTTCTGCGGCGATTTGGTTGAGCAGACGCTCCAGTGTTTTGGCGTCCATTACTTGGCTCTCCCCACCTTGTGAATCTGGCGAGCGCGGTCAAAGCCGACCCACTCGCCTTGTGTGTCAAGGCCGCGTGAGGCCAGCTCTTCGCGGGCCAGCAGGTTGAGGTCAAGTTCGCCGCGTGCGGCGGCTGCCAGCACCTTGGTTAGTGCGATCTGGATGAACCCGACCTCATCGACGGTGAACTGTGTGGTGTAGGTCATTTGCAAAGCTCCTTGGGTTGTTGATGACGTTCCTATGAACGCTCTGATTCCCAGTGAAGCCAAGCTTTATCTGCATCATTTGCGATTAGTTTTTTGAAAGAGTTGGCAATAAGCCAATAACAAGCCGCCATGCCCCGCAGTGCTCCAACACCCTGCCGACATCCCGCCTGTGCGTTGGTGCTGGACAAACCGGGCTATTGCGATCAACACCGTACCCAAGTGCACCGGGACTACGGGCGAGCCAGGCGTGGCTTTGATGCCGAGGTGGGCTTCTACCAGTCAGTGCGCTGGCGTGAGGTACGTGCCGCCTTCCTGCGAGAACACCCGTTGTGTGTGGCTTGCAAGGCGACTGGACTGGTGGTGGCTGCCAAGGTTGCTGACCACATCAGGCCGCTCAAGGACGGCGGTGAGCGCTTTGATTGGGTGAACCTGCAAGGCCTTTGCGTCTCATGTCACAACCGAAAGACGGCGCGAGAGACCGCACGGCGCAGCTGACCCCCCCCTAGGGGGTCTGAATCTCTACAGACGGCGGCCAAAGATGCGTGCGCCTGCCAAGATTTTTGCGCGTGCAAATTGAAACCAAGGGGGGGTCCCCCAGAACGGAAGATTAATGGCCGGAAGAAAGCCGCTCCCCACGGAGATCAAAAAGCTCAGGGGAACCCTGCAAAAGTGCAGGACCAACCCGCATGAGCCACAGCCTCAAGGGGATCTGGTTGCGCCGCCCGAGTACATGTCAGATGGTGCCAAGCAGGCCTGGCGTTATGCCATTGAGAGCGCGCCTGAACATTTGCTGCGCAAACTCGATATGTCGGTGCTGGAAGTCTGGTCCTGCGCTGCGGAT